CTAGATCTTAGTAGTTTGGATTATAACTGTACCAAGCGCGCCGGAGTCTAAATTTGCGCCTGTTTGAGACGTGATGTACTTATTCAATGGAGGCTGAGGGCCTGATGGCGTCCAAGTTGAAGTGTTTGTTTTACTTCCCCAAGGGCAATCCCAAGAATAAGTCCCAACGTGTGTTGAACCGTCGTATAGTTCGAATGAGCCTTCTGTACCTGATGACGCATCCGAGCGACCACAAGCATTAATCGAGAACGATGTGCCTCTTTCAATAATGTGTCCATCTATCGCACTAGGCTCATATTCGTTATCTTTGCTACCACCCGCAGCACCGATCTGTTTTGAGTCATAAAACTTGCCCCAAGAATGACTCACATTTTTCAGCGTCACATCATAGTTGGTTGCGTAAATCGTAATTGTTACCCATTGTGCATATGCCATGAGAGTTACCTTTCCATTTGACGTTTAAGTTTTTATATTTATCCAAAGGATAAACTTTGTGCTGTACTCGCTTCAGTACGTAGCAACGAGCACTTCACTAAACAATCTAGTCCGTTTCTCTCATTATTCTCGTTGTCTTTATTTTTCTGTTGTCACTAACACAACCTTTATGAAACCAAATGCAATCATGTTAAAAGTTAATAATCCTTCAATCTGTAACCTGAATTTAAAAAACTGAAATTCTAAAACTTCAACTCTCCATTCGGCGTAGTATTCCACTTATGGCGGTTCAGTAGGCTGTGGCTGCCATACTTCATCGTATCTCTATTGTCGGTTGGCTGAGCAGCACCGTATACCCCTGAATCCTCATAAATTTTTTGAGATTGCTGGCTTTGGCGTAATCGTTCTAACTGTTGCTGCTTCTTCAATTCGGCTTCGTGATTCGCCTTTATCGTCAGAACTCGCTGATAGTTATGCTCCAACGCTTCGGGTGTCAGTTCTGCGAGATTCATGGATTGACTGAGCTCAGTGATGAATTGGCGCTTTTGTGGGTCTTCGCCTGCCCATCCCTGTGCGGCATTTGATCCGACCTCACGATTGGATTGATTGTCACCTAATCGTCCATACACTTGATTAATCATCGATTTTCTTTCATCAAAGCGAGCATTAACCACGGAAATTTGCTCTGGGGTGGGTTCCAACAAGTCATTCAGCGCTGCAGTACGGTCTTTTTCAAGCTCAGTCACCGCCTCTCGCCACTGCTTATCCATTTCAGTGCGTGATTTTGTCTCTGCCACATTGAAAAGGTTGGCATAGTGCTCGTTGGTAAAAAACTGCTTAGCCATATGGATTTGGCCTGTTACGTCTTTCATTAACGCATCGAGCGGGATCACTTTTACGGCCTCTTGGCTACCTGCCAAACGGCTTTCGGTTACTGGCGCGGTTTTAGTCGTGCCATCCTCATAAGTGACTTTCAAACCGACCACCAAGCCCGGCTGATCGCCTTCGCGATTTGGGTCAATATCGGCAACAAAATCATGACGCAGATACTCTTTATCCTTAATCACCTTACCCGATTCAGGATCTTTATCGCCAATCCCTTGCTTAACATTACGCTCAAGCAACACGCCCATCGATTTGGTGAATTGTGAGTCTTGGTAAGAAATAGAGCCATCAAGCACTTTAGGCATAGTCGATTCGATATCAAAGGCCGCCTGTACCACACGAGGTGTATAACGGCGCGGGTCGTAAGCACTGCCCTTAATGTGTTCCTGCTCAAACAAGGGATCAAGTTCTCCGGTTTCCATGTAACGTTTGAGGCCAGATTGAATTAGCGGCAAATTCTCCTGCATGTAAGCCATTTTCTTTTGCTGATTGAGCTGGTATTGGCTCAATGCTTTTGCACTTTTCTGCGCATCAACCTGTACATCAAGTAGCCTAGAACGCTGGATTCGACCCTCATTTTCTCGTTTAAGGCTATCTTGATAACGTTTATCGGCTTTTTCCGTTTCAGCCTGACGAAATGCCTTCTCGTCTTGATAACGTTGCTCGTTCTTGGCTTCAATCTGAGAGAGTCTAGACCGCTCATCTTGATAGCGAGCCTCGTTGTGCTCATCCAATTTCGCTTGGCGTTCATTATCCGCTTTACGCTGGTAGTAACCTTCTGCGACCTGAAATCCGCGGATTGCACCATCAATAGCGCTACGTGTATCTAACTGCATTAGAAAAGCTCCCCTAGAATCAAACCTGCTGCCGCCCCCATCGCCGCGCCCATGGGTCCACCCACACTACCCGCTTGCATGCCCGCCATCATACCCATGCCAGCACCCGTGGTGACACTGGATAAACGCTTGGTACGCTGCGCGTCTTTGAGGCTTTGATTGGTTTGATTACGCAGCTCTTCACGCTGCGCCGATTCTTGCATCCCTGCCAATGCACGTTTGCGGGTATCTGCACCTAAATTCAATAAACTGTATGCCATGATTACCCCACTTTAAGCTGTGATAATTTCCCCTTTGCGCCACCGCTGAGCACACTCATCGCACGCTCTTGCTCGTTCTCACGCAAACTGTTCTTGGCCGTCACCTGTGCCAGAGAGAGCTTGGCGTCATCGTTAAGATTGGTATCTGCCCCAACCCCAAAACGTGCCATTTGGTTAACATTCGCAAGCCGCGCACTCTGTTGCGCGCTCGAAAAATTGGCTCCCACGCGGCCAAGTTGCTGTGTCAGTAACTCGCCATTTTGTGTTTGCTCTAAAAGCTGTTTTTGCTGCGGATAAAATCGCTCTAACCAGTCTTGATACATGGCATGAGTGATGTTCGCGTAGTTATTGGCCGCCGAACCTGAAACATTAACGCTCATCACTTACCCTCTGTTGAGTACATAGTTCTGATCCATGCCCGCTTGACCTTTCAGCGTATTACTATCGACATTGACAAAGCTCGTATCTGGCTTGGCACGGTTCATGTACATACTGGTTCCAATCCCAGCCAACGTCCCTACAGCCTGAGCATTCGCGCTACGTCGGTTAAACGCTGTGGCGGCATCGCTTGTGGCTTTTTTCAAAGAGAGCCGCGCGGTCTCTTCCATACCAGCCAAGCCTTCGGCTTTCTGACCAGCACCGAGAGCGACGATATCTTGCTTACCCACCACATACTTGTCCTGCTCATTGACTTGAGCGCGGTTTACGGTATCGCCCTGAGCGAGAGTTTGGTCTGTCGCCAAACGGCTTAACGTTGCTTTAAATGTTCCGGAGCTCGGATCAACACCGGAGGCCACAAGACTCTCGGTGGCCGCCTCTCGCGCTTGGCCGTACTCGCTTTGATAATTTAAATCTGCCGCCTGTTTCACGTCGGCCATATTGGCCTCTGAGTTAAGGTTGTTCGCTCGCCGTATGAAGATATCTTCAAACGCTTTGAGCTCTGTGTTGTATAAGTTCCACTCTTTCACCGCAACTTGGGAAGCGGCGATTTCCGCCGCGGTTTCCTGAATGCGGCCATCTTTTTTCCCACCCATTAGATCTCCTTGCACCAAGTCTCAACATCACCGGTTTCGATACAACTAAACCCACCGTCAATAAGGCTTACTTGCAAAGCTTTCACGGCAGTATTCAGCAGTAACCTCTTGGCCTTTACCCGCTTAGCTAACTGCTCTACCGTCGGTAAATGGCGCTTAAGCGCACCTTTTTGATTGCTCCAAGCAAACAGTACCCATACCTGCATTTCACCATTGTCCAAACTGGGCTCAAGGACGAAGAATCCCTCCTCCACCAAAAACAGCGAAGCCCTACCATTGAGTAGGGCTTCATCCACTTGTTTGGCGAACCAGTGCTGGTTGAGCTTCTCGGTCTGTTCCATCAACGGCAATACTCGAGAACGCCACGATTCGTATGACAGTTTATAAAGACTCATCGACAAACCATGTTGGTCTCAATGGGCGAGACTCTTCACGTAAATCGTAACGTCGCACCGCTTCGCGATAGGCCAACATTTCAGCAAGTTTTGGCGATGTCACTAACCGCTCTCCTTGATAGGTCGCCGTTGGTAACTCCATAAAATCGGTAGCCGCAAGTTCAGCGCGCGCCCAAGCCCTTTCATTGACCTCATGACCGTCAAGCCACGTTTGCCGCAGTGCCAATCGCTCATAATAAAGTTCATCGGAGATGTTTCCGGCATCATAAGCCGCCTTGAACGTGTGCCAGTCGGTCACTTCGCCTTGGAAGTAAAAGCGATATGGCTCTTTTTCAGTTGTCACCATCATGCCATCACCTTGGGTCAATACTGTTATTGATAGAGGCCGACATGTTGACGATCACCGCACCATCGTGCAGCGATGTTAAACGCAGCCGAAAGCGTAAAGATTGAGAAGCAGAGTAAGTCCAGCCCGAACCCAACAGCGAACTACGACTCGCAATGTGCGCCTCTTCGACAGCATAACCGCTGCTTCCTCCTCGGTAATAAGTCAGCGCAAAACTCACCCCAGCCACATTTACGGTTGTACCTACCGCATTGGCGGTATCGGTTCCGACAATCCTTGCCTCGGCAACGACGCCACCACTGAGATTGATGGCCTGTACAAAGATTTGTAGAAAACCAGAGCCCCCCACTCTTGGCCGCCTCACCGTAAAGTTAAATACTCCATCTGGAATAGTGCGGTAACGTGCTCGGTTCATGGTGTTAATGGACACATCCCCTGCTGGGAAAAAATCCACCGGAGCGGTCGCGCCATCACTGTAGTAGCTGGTTTCCGGCAAGGTCACACGAACCGATTCAGAGGTGACCACTAACCCGCCCCCTAACGCAGAAGGGTAAGAGAGGCTGGTCGTCACGTTATCCCCAAATGTGGTATAGAGCACTACCGATTGATAAAAGGTGCTGGCGATAATTGTCGCCCCTTTGATCACACCACCATTAATGGTGGTTCCTTCGATGTTGCCACGAAAATAACCATTATTGGCCTGTAAATTGTTGGTTTGTAAGAGGCCGTTTGAGTGAATAAAGGTGTGATAGCCGTTATAAGGACCACCCGCACCGAATCCTGCGTCACCACCTCGCAATTGACCGGTATGAATAACAGGCGAAGCGATTTCGATTCCCACCTTCACTTCATCGGCCACAATGGTTTGTGCTTGCAGGATCTGAATAGTCGCTTTTTCAATGATCGCTTTGGGGATCACGACTGCGCCATTATCAATCGCGAACGTCGGCACTAAGGTTCCGGGCTTATTGGGATCGTAGACAAAGAATTGACTGGCACTGACTGCCACTTGGCTGGTGCCATCGCTCTTAGCAATCAAACCAATCCCAGCGCTAATCTCGCCCGCTTGCGCTTTCGCCCCCCACATTGCCTTAAATGCCACGCTCCCATCTTGATTGATGGTCGCTATCGCTTGGGCATTGGTTTGCGCGGCGGCCTTGGCGTTACCTGCGGTGGCCTCAACCGTATTCACTCGCTCGGCTAATGCTTGATCTGCATTTGCAAACACCGTCGAGACATCAAGAAGTTTCGCTTCATTCAACGCGGCTTGCGCCTCATCTCTTGCCAGTGAAGATGCATGAAGCTGAGTCACTTGAGCCGCGAAGGTTTCTGTCGCACTTTTCAATTGGCGCTGGATTTGCGCGATCAGCTCTCCAGAAGCCGTCAGCTCACTATCCAGTTGTTCCAGCAAAGTCTGTGGCGCTTTAGCGCTTATCTCTTGTTGCAAGAGTTGAATAAGCTCGGATTGTTTTAGCTGCTCGGCCAGCTCATCAATCACTTGACCAATGTTTTGCGAGGTTTCACCCAGTATCCCGTTTACGCCATGGTAAGGTCCCGCAAAATTCTTCGTATTGATGAAGCGAACCCAGTAATAGAATCGGCTCCCTGCGTTGACCACATCAGAAAACACATTAGCCGGCGTTGTCGCCACGACTACCGCTTGAGAAAAGTCATTGTGATTTGCCCGCCATACTTCAGCGTATGCAAATCCTCTAAATTGTGGCGTATCCCATTGTACTAAGATGGCAGTAAACCCACCAAAGGCTTGCACGTGGTGGGGTACATGCGGGACTTGAACCAAACTCGATGAAGATTCGCTATTTTGATTCAGATTCGATTGCGCGTTTTTCGCATTGAGCGTAACCACCTCTTTTTCGGTCACCGCTCGATAACGACCATCGCCACGTTGCCCAGTTAAAATCTCGACGTTTTCGTACAACGCCTCCAGTGAACGTCCTGCCCGAAAAGGCGATCGCTTTGCCATCAGTACAACTCCGAGAGGCTATCTGCCATGACAATCCGCTCGACCTGACTGGTCCCTTCTACCTTGATTTGCCATCGGCTGCCGCGTACTGCTGGCAACCGAAATGGCGCGTGAGTGAGCTCGCCCTGTTCCAGCTTGAAAATCGCCTCACCATCGACGATAACCGTTACGCTTAAACGTTCAGGCGCGTTCGCTTCAAGGCGAGCGCAAGTCAAAAAGGCGTGCTGAGGAATAAGAAAAGCTTTGGTTTGCCATGTCATGGCGACCGGTTGATGACCTCGTTGCCAAGCGTTAAGCGTATTGCCCTTGGCAATGAATAACGTATCGTCATGCAAGTAGTGAAATGCACTATCCCAAGTATTCGATAAACGCGTCAGGCTGTGCGTACTTGGGTCAAAAATAAACGCTCCGCCTTGGTATTGAGCGATATATTGACCTTCAGCAACCCACGCTTTGATCGTCGTTGGCATGAAATTCTGCCAACTCTCTCTATCCATAATGCCTTCGGTGATGACAGTCGCACTCGTTCCCGAAATCGCGACTAGGCCATCCGGCGAGGCATACATCGCCATCCCGTTTATAACGACCAAGGAGGGGGCACTCACACACGCTTGCTCAACATTAAGGCGCATGCTGGTAACCATACTCGGTGTGACACCAGAAAAGAGGTACGGTTTGCCTTTAGTGACCACAACCAGTGACGTTTCAATCGGAGCGATGGCCACAATATCGTCATCCGTAACACCACGATGACTCTTACTCCACGCATAGGGCAAATAGGCTTCAGAGAACATCACCTCGTTACCCGCAAAGCCGGCGCAAATACCATTCGCCATTGTGCACAGTCCCTGCATATTGGCATCGGGCATATCGTAGTCCCATGTTTCAAGCGGTGGTCCATTGACCTTGCGTGCCGAATCTAAGTACTCGGTTTGGCTGATGGGAAGCTCAGCGACCAGTAAATAATCCCCAACTCCGCTTGCAGATACCGAACGATACAAGCGAGTGTGAGTGATATTGTGTGTGTTGACAGACATTGGCGCGAGTTGCACCGTCACCGTCGAGCCGGGTTTCTCAATCAATACGGGGACACTCGGCAAACCCGGTGCCCCTTCTTCCCCAAAGCGTGTCACGTAGGTTTGAATGTAGAGCCTGTCTTCATCATCGTAGGCGGGTAACTCGCCCTCAGGGGGATTGTCGCCGGTCGTCGCATCGACCTTAATCACAACGGGCTTACCCATAGGTCTTGGCACACCTAAGTCATACCACGCGGCTGGCATTTGACCTTGTGTAACCGCAATATCTTGTGCGGTCACCTTGGGTTTACCTTGCCCTGTCCAATAGACTCGTTGATAAGCATCTTGCGCCATCGGATTAGCAATCACACTCACGCGTTGAGTGAAGGTAAACCAATGTGAGTGTGCATAATAAAACAGCGTGACTGGTGACAGAGTCGCCAAGGTGCCATGCTCTTGATCTGAGCGCATCGGCGCAACCACGCCACGCTCATAAGTGCAGTCAAACGCCAGAGAAGCCGCTTCGTTTGGCAATAGATGAGACTCAAGGCGAGGTATTTCACCTTTCATTGTCGAGATCTCAATACGCATACGCTCCCCTTAAAAAACAAACCCTACGGCCACAGACCGCATCGAAAAGTGACTCAATCTCTCTTTCTGCATTAACTGCCGCCGGTCCAGTTCGCCAGCTCATTCAGACTCACCTTGTATTCCACCGAATAACGAAACCATGGCGAAACGCCTTGACCCGCTAAATTCATAAATCTGACGACCAACCCATTACTGATCGGCTGCACAAAATAAGGTAAGCAAGGCTCTTCAGGGATGATCTGCGGCGCGAATGGCTCAGCCAGTAAAGTCGACCCAGAAAAGGGAAAGTAAAGGTTAAAATCATTGGAGGTTTGGTTTTGGTGCCGGCCATGGCTTCTCACCACTCCATCGCTGTACACCTCAACAACTCGCCAAGCACCACTGACGCCTGCGATGTTTTCTGCAAAGACTCTTTTCAGTAATCGGCGGCTCGACTCTTTACCCACCCAGAGGTACTCAAATTCAATCACCGAAAAACTGAGGCCACTGGCCGTTTCCGCCCTGAGTTTGCGCCCCTCTCCAAACACATAACTTGGGTAACATTGTAAAACGCCCTGCCAACCGATCCCCGTACCAGCACTGACATACACAGGTCTTGGCAGCGTACCTTCTGACCCCAAGGCAGGCAGATAAAGCTTATTACCCCCCATTTTCAGGGTGCATCCCGAAGTGCTGGGCTGAGCAAATGAGGCGCAAACAGGTCGCCAATACTGGGAAACATCTAGCTCGTTTTCGGTCAATTCCAAGGCAAACGTGAAGAACGCCATATCAAAGAAGGCAAAACTGTTGCCCTCATTCGAGCTGCATTCCAAGCGATTACGATGAACTTTGAGTAATCGCCCCAAAGCAGCACGAGCGATACTGTGGGACCCTAGACGAACTTTGCCGCGGTTATTGGAGAGATCGATGGACCAAGCTCCACCGCTTCTCAATTCGGCCACCAACACGCGATTCACCTCATCCCACTGGTTATTCGCTATCTCTAGCGACCACTCATCCACCACGCTGTGACTCACACTGACCAATCCATCACCAAGAAAGTTATTCAGTTGGCATCCATCCACGCGAATATTGGGATGCATTGAGGCCGTGACCGAAGGATTGGCGTGTGCACGCAGCAATCGAGCTTGAGGATTTAACGACGTGAGCTTCGCACCTAAAATGGCTACTGAGCCGTAGTTAACCACTCTTTGCCCACTGGGAGAGTCGAGGGTTTCCAGATAACAGGCGTTCCCAGAGGGGCAGCTCAATACAAAGCTGCCCCCGCGAATTTGGATATTGCCGTAAGGAATAGGTTGTCCCGTCACAAAGGTGGAAGCGTTTGGGTAAGCGGCAATCAGCATTTCTGCTGTCCCAGAGCAATTGACTATCTCTACATTGCCCCCACCCTGTACCTCGACAATTTTTGACACATCATCAAATAAGCAGCCAATGAGCAGACTGGGTTTGCCTTTGACCAAATTTCTTTGGGTGAACTTCACCGAGCCAATGCGCCGCAGCACACAGCCACTGAAAATCACACTCTGTGCTCCCGTGTTATTGGTGGTTACCTGCGTACAATCTTCAAAGACGCAACCAATCAACTGAACCCCATCGGTTCGCGACTCTAAAGCGCCCTCCACCGTATGGCTAGAGAGAGACGCGGCCAGTCGAATTGCGGCATCCCCCACTTTTTTAAACTGACAGCCGATAAACGCCGTATTGGTGGCCCGACGAATATATACCCCTTGCTTACCCCACTGCGGATTGCTGTCCTCTCGCTCACCTGTCAAGGAAAGACCAATAAAAGTGACTCCGTCGACTTGGGTATCTGCGCGACCAACCCAAAATGGGTATTCGGTCGCGCCAAGCGTTCGAGTCAGGGCTCCACCAATCACTTTGACCTGATTTTTGTCGATGATGAGTGCAGAACTCGGCGCAACCATCGGCCTATCCAGATAAATGATTGAGCCGTGGGTCACCTGCTTATTAAGCCTATCGAGTCCTCGATAGACCGAGACAGGATCATTGGGATCTGTCACAAACTGGCTGGCATACAGAGTTTGCGTACCGATTTGCACAAAGCAACCTTGCCCCACACCCGACCAACTTAAAAATGTGTTTACCGTCTGCTCTTCGCCATCCCAAGCTTTTAGTGCATCCAGGGCTATGACCTCTGCGCCATTATGATCCGAGAAATCTCGCTCACTATCGAACACAAAGAAGCCGCCACCGGCATAACTCCCCGCGTAAAACCCCGCGACAGAAAACTGTTTCCCGTCAGTCAGCTCATAGGTCGGCAGCGCTTTTAAATGCGAAACATGAATCACCGCAATCTGCGTCGCCGCTTCAGAGCGGTCGGCATGCAGCGCAGAGAGTGAGGCTTGTTCGGTGGCAATGTGCGCCGATAGCGCCGCTTCTCTTGCTTTCGCCGTCGTAGTGATAGCATTCTCAGCCACTTGCAGCGCTTTCGCGTTGACGTTACTACTGAGCACATGGGCACTCGAATCCACACCAAAGAGCGCTTGAGTGTATAGATCCACCAGCTCTGCGGTGGATTTCTCGAGCGCATCAATCGTTTTTACCAGTGCTTCCATCGACGGCGAACTCATTAACGTGCCCCTTCACTGCTCTGGATCATCTGCGCCTTAGCATTATCGGTGGCCGTCTTATCGCCCAACGCGGTTGCAAAGGCTTGTAAATGCAACTGAGCTTTTTGGCCTTCTGCAGGATTTTGCGAATCTTTGTTATAGGCTCGGTACATCACAAAATCCGACACTACCCCTAAATAGATCTCAGGCAGTGGAAAGGCATCGCTTTCGCTCGCCACTTGTAACGTGCGTGAGTAAACCAGCTCTACATTGACTGGTGCTTGAGGCGACGGGTATAAAAACAGGGTGGTTTCATCAAGCTCATTACGCGTCCAACAAACAGGTACCCCTGCGGTTTTACGCCACTCTGGATAGAGTTGATTGAGTTTATGAATATTCACAAACTGCGCCGCCTGTTGATTGATGTGGTTGACCGCCAAAATTTGATAGGCATCCGCCGGTAGACAGACCTGATAAGAACTTGATTCGATCATCGCCGTTGTTCGAGATAAATCAGGCCGGCGAATCACCATGGCTGAAATGGCATCATTCACAAAGTCCATCAACTCTGGGCGCGACCAACGCACATGTCGAACATCGATGAGATCGCGCGCAACGCGATCAATAAGCCCTTTAATGGTGACGCTCATCAGAAGAACTCCCGTTGACGTACCGGATTGGTAAAGACCTGTTGTTGACCCGTTTCTAAGCCAAAACGCTTAGCGCAGCGGATCGCCTCAACAAACCACGTTCGATACTCACGACCCAGCAATGGATTGTGCCAATCACTATCGGGTTGCAACATCAGACAATGGGCTGCGCCATAACAGATCGCTTGGCCATACTCATCCCAAAGCACTTTGGGTAAGGTCTGTGAGTCACGTTGCGGCTCTATCGCACAGTGGATGAAAAGATCTTTCCCCTCCCTTAGAAAGCGCAGCTCATCACGACTGGTTTGCAGATAATCAATACCTTTGATTAATGCCGAGCCTTTATCATCCACCACCGCCATCAACTCAGCGGTGGTGTACCGACCAACACTCGATGAATTCAACTCAGAGCTACCCACAATCGCGACTACTTGGTGCGCACTAACCCTGTCGATTGTTCTCGTGTAACGCACAAGAGCACTTTCTCGGCAAAACTCTTGCCCAGCTTGCAGCAAAGCACTGTGCAGTAATGGCGCAAGTGCGACATTGACCAATTGCCGAAGGGTAGGCACAAACTGTTCGATAGCGACGGTTTCCATAATCACTCCGCGAGGTTTGCCGGTTCACTCTCTTCACTCATGCGACGCAGATAATCGCGCACTCGTACTCGAAACTCTGTCACCTCTTCCTGCGCGCCTTTGGGGGCAATATCTAGCTCATTAGCAGCGATCAGCGTCTTTAACTTGGCTGAGTTGAGCTTATCGAGATCCAACTCCTCACCATTTAGCATGACAACCATGGAAGCCGCTTTTTCTTCTGCCTCCTGCATTGCTTCTTGCGCTGCCCGTTGATGAGCGATCGCTTGGGCCTTTTCATCAAGAAGCTTCAGATGATCCTCTAACTTCTCTTCCGTTATCCATACGCTCGGAAAATCCAGTAGTTGATAAGCCAAATCTTGTTCAACCAACACCGGCTTATGGCGCGGAAACACCAGCCTAGAGCCAGCGACCGTGTCTTTTTTCTTTGGCTTAGGCCCGATATAGACCACAGCAATTTTATGCGTCATCACTCTCTCCCAAAAATCAAAGGAGGCTCTTGGCCTCCCTCTCTACAGTGGCTGGGCTTAATACCCAACGTTGACGTACTCCGGCAAGATGAGAAGCTCGCCTGTGGCGACACCACCTTTAATGGTGACGTTCAGGATACCCTTATCTTTGAGGTACACGGGCTTGATCGGGATCTGCTTCGCGACTTTATTGGCGACCGCTTCCCCAATCGCTAGGGCGATATCGTTGACTTTGATATCGACGCTGACCGAGGCTCCAAGCCCATTGGTCACCAGACGTACCCCCGTCAGCTTTAAGCCAATCGGCAGCTCCAAGACGGCAAATATCGTGTCGATTGGCGTGTTTTTGGCACTGAGTTTTCCTTCTTCAAGTGATAAATTGCCATGCGCCCCAACGTAGACACGGTTGTTAAAAGTTTCACTTTGTCGATGAGTCATTCACGTTTACTCCACTACAGGTTCACAGCCGTATCGAGCGCAATCACCCCGTGATCGTTGACGCGCCCCGTTTTGTCTTTAAAGCGAATTTTCTTGGAGCCATTCATCCAATACACCGTGACTTCGGTACGGTTACCCGCATCCACATCTTCTTCGTGATAACGGAAGGATTGACCACCTTGCGTTTTTCCCCACGCGTATGCCAACGCCTGCCCGCCGAGTAACATGGCGCGATCTATGGTGGTGGCCGCATTGACTTGACGCACACTGGCTGCTTTATCGTTATTGGAAATCGAGACAACAGAACCAGGATTAAAACGGATCGGCATGCCTTTGTATTTGCGTACCAAGATATTGCCCCGCATCAGACAGTCGCCACGAAACACCGGATGATTAAAGTTACGCGAGCGGGAAATCGCATTCGCAGTGAGGTTTTGCCAATCTTTACCTGAGGTTGAGGTATAGAAGTCACTCCATTGACGTGGGGTAACACTCAGTAAATAGAAGGGCTCATCACCCGCCATCTTGTCGTCATTAAAACGGATTGGCTGCAGTGGATGAGGCATCTCTTCAAGGTAGAGACCGATATTATCCAATGTTTCAATCGAGAAAATATCCGCCGCATCTAGCCCTTCAAAGGAGGTCGCATCGCCCCCAAAGAAGTGGCGATCATACGTTGGCGGCAAGACATCATTGACCATGATCTCGGCAAACTCAGTATCACTTTCTAAAGGCACAATGATGTCATCGGTCGCATAATCCCCCCGCGCTCCGGCAAGGTGCACTGTCGTAACCTGATCTTGCAGCGTATTCACGTAATCCGGCAGTAAAGCTCGAGTGAGTTTACGCAGTGGATGGCGAGTCTTTTGCTGCGTCATCTTACCGCCAGAATCCACTTGATGGCGGCCTTGGTTGATTTTCAGTGAGAAGTCCGCGAACTCTAAACTTTCACCTCGTCCGGCAATTCGGCGATCGCCCATGGTCGGTTTTTTCGTCAAACCATGCACAATCTGCATTTCTACCTCATCCCCTGCCGATTTACTTAAGTCGGCGCAGCGGACAATCGGAGCATGAGGTGAGGTTTGCTCATTGCCTTTTTTATTACTGGTCACACTCTGCGGCGCATCTTCGGTCAACATATTGGTAAACGAGCGATTGCGCAGGGTCGCTTTGAACAGCGCCGTTTCCTGTAACTTCACGCCGTCAGTAATGGTTGTCATACTTTCACTCCAATAAAAAAGCCCCAGCGTGTCAGCTGAGGCTTAGTGTTTGAAAAACGGGTTTAGAATCCAGCGTTATAAAGCAGTTGCTCGATTTGCGCTTCACTGAGAGAGTCAAACAATTTACCCAACTCTTCGTGATTAGCACTCTGTACCCGGTTCATCAGATCGGAATCCCCCGTGCGATGAGTATTGCCAAGCTCACTCGGTGACGCAGGCAAAGCGTTTTTCGCTTTACGGCTTGCTTCTTGCGCCGCGCTCAGAGCCTCTTGGGCTGACAATTTAGGTTCATCACCAAACGCCAGTCGTACCCGCTTACTGACCTCTTCAAATCGCTCGGCGTAGCTTCGATTCGACCATTCTGAACTTGAAGCCAAATGGTCATCAATTTGCTGCGCGGCATTCCAACGCGCCCCACCTTCACTCATCCACGACTGCAGATCCGCGTTTGCTTGTAGCGCCGTCGTCAACTCAGCGTTGTCGACTGGCGCGGCGCTTTCAGTCTCCGGTGATGTGGTCGAGGCCGCCACCGTGCCGCTAGAAACCAACGCCTCAATTTTGTTATTCATAGCCAAAAAGAAAGGGGCGAGCTCGGGGTAATCCTCCTGTAACGCAGCAAGTTTTTTTTCATCAATGGTGACATCTTCAGGTAAGTCAGCCGGCGCAACGCCCAATTCCTCGAGTTGTTTGTTACGCACATCAATCATGCGCTGCGCTTTTTCAAGCTGCGCTGAATGCGCTTTTAACTCTTCAAGCTCTTGGCGAAGCTGAGCTTTTTCTTGCCGCTCTCGCTCGAGCACCTCCATCGGGATAATGTGCTTTTGGTCTTTGGCGAGAATACCGTCTGGCTTTGCGTTAGGCTCTGCAGTTGGCGAGGCTGCATCGGTATCGCCGTCTAAACCTTCCACACTTTGCGATTGTGAAGAGGGAGCAAGGCGCTCGTCAGCGCCTTGCTCCTTTTCGACAGTTGGGCGACTTTCTTCCGCTTCCATCGATTCCAGCAAAGCTTCCAGCTCTTCCAATGTTTCATTACCAGTGACGGCAATCGTGTCTTGATGGGTATTCATGGTGACTCCTTTGATTAGACGTGTCGCTGTCTGTGCGGTTAAGCGCTCTCGAAAAAACGCTTAGCGACAAAAACAACAAAGCCGAGCACTAGGCTCGGCATTGAATCTTCATGGGGACTATTGCTCGCTGGACTCGAAATGCTGGCAAACCTGCATGGCGGCAGCGTAATCACAGATCATGCAGGCGTGATTTTGTGTGGCCAGTGCGGTGATAATGGCGCTCGCTTCCAGTTCGACTACTTGGCTCGCCTGACTCATCAACGCCTCTTTTTCTGTATTCAAAAACACCGCCAGCTTATAGCTCTGAACCTCAACCGCATCAGGAAATCGGGCTTTAAAGTACATTTGCCACTCGGACATCGAAAGAAAAGCATACATCTGATAGAGGCTCACACCCGTCTCCACATCGCTTTGGTATGGTTGATAATGGTCAGCGAATTGCCGTTATCTGGCTGGCTTCTTTGAATGGCACTCTCTTTCTGATCCAAGGGATACACAGCCCCTTGAATGATGAGCTCGCGGATCTGCCCTCTTGTGAAAAGTGAGGTGGTCCAAGAGCGCATCATACGAGTGACGGTGAGCGGCGTTTGAATACCTTCACGGCTGACTTTCCATTCGCCATCAACCCCAATGGAGGCCACTGACCCCACCCGTTTCAGCCGGTAATGGTGAGGCTGAGACGCATCAAACTGATTGGTCAACCAAGAGACAATTGCGCCACCGATATAGCACTGGATCCCACTGCCACCTTGAAGCAATCGAAAGAAATTATCGACCGTCTCTCCAGAAAAGAGCGCTTGAAAACTGTCGTTTCTTAACCCTTCGGCCTCAATAGAAATATCAAAATCACCAGTGAAAACCATAGGATTATTCAATACGGCATATTGCGTTAAACCATCAAAATATGGGGCGTAGCGTTCGCGGCTCACCAAGACTCGGCGTACCCAAAGTGGCTGTTGATCGACCATGCTTACACCAAGGAAAAGAGGGCATTATTTGGAACAAGGTACCCGCTACGCAAGATCACCAGCTCATAGTGACCTGTCGCAGTAAAGGTTTGTGCGGTGATCCGCTCACCATCAAGCTCATATTGCAGTTCGACGGAGCCACCCACCTCAGCTTTTACCAATAACGAACGAAACGGCTTGGATTTATCCACCAAGACTGTGAGTTCATGCGCGATACTTTTCATCAATTCTCCCGCTTACAACGACTCTAATTCCGCTTTAAATGCGGCAAGCTTTTCTGCCGAAGCTCGGTCAAGGCAAAGTCCGCCATCAGCGAGCTCAATCACGGTCAGGTTGGTTGGCCACATCGGCGAAGGTTTTCTCACTGCGCTGCACGAGACCACCATTAGCAATATGCTCACTAGGAGAATCGGTTGCCGCTTGTTTACGCAACCGATTAATCGAATCCAAAATCGCATTCACTAGCCTCATCAAAAGGGATAACCACTCGTTCATGGTGTTACTCGATACATTCCATCACTTCACACACCGCCTGTGACACCAGCGACTGAAACTCCGGCGATATCTGGTAGCCCAATGAAAGCATCAGTGCCGCCAATAACGCCACCAACGCTCGGATCACTTTGCGGCTTTTCAAAATAAGACCTAGCTTATCCATAAGTTCCCCTTAAAGGTCATTGTCCACTGCGGCGAACAGCAAGCACTGCGCGACTCGATGCATCCACCCTCGTCCGTATTCGTTGAAGGTCGATACTTTGGTGTAAAACGTGATGCGATAGGCGATGTAGCGCATCAATAAATCATTGAGATCCATCGTTTGTGTCGCTAAAAGCGTCTTCGGACCGATAATGCCGTCAGGCTTTTCACCCACTGCGTTTTGCAGCATTTTTACGGCACGATGCCAACCATGCTGCACCGCAGCATCAAAGAGTTGGTATTGCATCGCCGGACGAAAACGCGCCATACCGAGTGCTTGCCACCAATCCTCGAAGTAAATCGCCTTCACCTGCTCGTAAGAGAGGTTTTTGATATCAAGATGTGGGTAAGTCATCGCGGCAATACCACGATTGGTGCCCTTAAGCTCACCAACGCCGACACGTCCTCCAGTCCAGTTGCCACGATCTTTGGGGTCACATTGAAAGCCACCTTCGTGGGGCATGAGACGTTCGAACACCACATCAAACATGACGTTGCTCCAATAAAAAGCCCCCACATCCAACCAAGCATGTGAGGGCATTACAAAGCATTTTGCGTTTAAGGCTGATTTGAGATAGAGCTAATAAATTTGCGCTCAAAAATGGCAAGGATCCGCGAGCCAGCGTAACCACTGATACCACAAGCAAACCCCGCCAATTCTTGCGGCCATTCAAAGTACATCGCGGCCAAAGCACACAATGCGCCCGAAAATCCAGAGACGATGATTTGCATCAGCGCTTCAACCCAACGAAAGGGACGATTTTTTTTGCGAATATCGATGATATAAGTCACCAGCCCTCCCCAAATCGCCATCAGCGCAAGGCCTATGGATTGGAGTTGGGTCCAGCTCTCCGGCTCTTTCAATGGCATCTCAACTCCCGACAGCCAATAAAAAACCCCGCCAATGGCGGGGTCCAGAAACAAAAAAAGCCGCCCGGAGGCAGCTTTGGTATTGTTGGAAAATCTACCGCAAGTTGGCTGGGAATTCAACTGTTGTAGATGAGAGATTGGATTTTTCAGATAGGCTTATTCTTTCTTCTCTGGACAAATGGGTATTTCGAAATGTTCAATACTAGAGGTCAATGTATAACTATTGGTAAATACTGGATAAACTCACGTATCATTAATATCGCACCAATTTACATTAGTTAACAGTCGTTAGTGCAACTGAAGTTTTTAACTCAGAGGTACTATAACAGTACCTTTTCTGGTACCTGCTAAAGTACATACTCAATTATTTCATCTATCTTTTTTTGATTAAATTTTTCAAAATCAATCATTTTTCCCATAGTAACTAACTGCCCCCTTGTAGGATAGCGTAAAGTTCTTAGATCCGTAGCATTTACTTGAGTATGGCCGTTCATCTGACGAAAATACTTATCAACTAAAGTACTATTCAGGAATACCCAAAGACCTTTTGCAAGACCATCATCTAATGGCTCACCCAATGCGTGAAAGTAGTTTGTTTTATTTTCAAAACCTACGACATCAACATCAGCGATGTTAGCCGTGTAAATTGATGCAACGATTCTTCGTTTCTCTTCTTTAGCTGTGAGTCTGCGAGTTAAAACGTAAGTTCCATTCTTAACCATCAGATTCGCGGTACTTTCGTTCTTTAAAAGAGCGTTAGGTTTTTTCGCATTTACTAGTGGCCATTCAATTGCACATTTTTGTAAATGTTGCGGAAAAATTAAAGGCACAGAGCCATCAACAAAGTCAGCTCTTAAATTTTCTCTAGTGCGGAAGTCTACAACTTTGCCAGTACTTACCTGTATACCTAGATCTTCAAGTGAACACGGTAAACCACCAGCTTTAGTCGCTACTTTCTGTTCTTCTTCATCTGTGATGATGTGAATAAAACGTTCCGGATTATCTTCGTTCACTACTCTATCAAAAGGCACTTCATAAACATATGGATTTGGGTCTTCGGCACAAGAGCTTGAAGTAACTATAACCGTTTTTCGTTGTGGTTCACCTTTTGTCAAATGGTAAACTATATTTTCCTGTAACACCTTATCCGCTTTGAATGCCGATTTACGGCTATTAAAAACGTGAATTTTGTTGATAGAACAAGAATCTAACAACAAACTGCGAAAATCGTTGAAATATGGACCATTACAGAACGAACGAGGAGTAATGGCAACAATTTCACCACCATCTTCTAAGAGCTTGATAGCTAATCCAACAAATGCAGAGTAAAGATTACCAGTTTCAAAATTAACCTTACGTAGTGCAGCTCTTTCTGATCCCCCGGCCGCTATTTTCAAGTAAGGTGGATTTAGAATGGCTTTATTGTAACTAGGCCTGAATTTATCGCTTGAAAGTAATTTTACTGAGTGTTGTATAAAATCTTCTTCAACAAGGGTTTGGTACCACTGGATACCATGTGACTCACACGTTTTTGAACACTGCTTTAGTGTATCTGAGAGATAATGACTCATTACACTTGATAGTTCGAAGCAAGTTGAATCAATGCTCATTGCAGTGTTCTTAACACGCTCGACAAACGCTGCTGTTAACGATCCTACCCCGGCTCCTGCATCGAGTAAACGATGTTCACCTGTCACATTCTCAAACATATCGGCGAGAAGCTTAGATACTGCAGAAGATGACATAAACTGACCCAACTTACCTCTAAGCTTTTCGTCGAGTTTTCCGTTTGCCTCAACTCGGTTCACATCTGCAATGTCATTTAAATTAAGGGAAATTTTTTTAGCCAACTCAGCCATACATGTTTTTTTATACAGTTATTTAGTTAACTGGAAGTATCGCAAAAAACCTGCACAAAAGGAAGAAAAAAACCTGCACATAGGTTACATTGTTGTACCTGTTAGTTTTATAGCTGATAAGTTAAAAATGAGAGATAAAAAATTAGAACAAGCTAAAGAAATTCTAAAAGCTTTAGGATTACCTAAGCAGCAACACAATGATAGATCGGCTTGGGTATTTCTGGCTCTTGCTAATATAAAACCAACTGACAATTGGGGACTTGCGACAGCACCTCTTCTGCCAACTGTCGAGATTATGGATTTTATACGTTCAGAGTATGGTAAAGATTACAAGCCAAACTCTCGCGAAACGATTAGAAGACAAACCTTACATCAGTTTGACCAAGCCCAAATCGTTGATAGAAATCGTGATAACCCAGCAAGAGCAACAAACAGCAAAGACAATAACTACTCATTGAATCCACTTATCATCGAGATTCTTCATGCATACCCTAACGGCAATTGGAAAGAGCTTGTAAAAAATTTTCTTGATGAAGTTCCAACACTGCAAGAGATGTATGAGCGTACTCTAAACAAAGAAAAAATACCTGTACTCTTGCCTGACGGGAATGAAATTAAGCTTTCTCCGGGAGCTCATAACCAACTTCACGCTGATATTGTTCACGAATTTTGTCCTAGGTTCGTGGGTGAAGGAGGTAAAGTCCTATATATCGGGGATACCGCTAGTAGCCGTGACGAAGGGGGAAAACACATGGTTCTTGAGACTGAATATCTCAAATCCTTAAACGTTCCTCCTATGTCTCACGATAAGCTACCTGACGTAGTTGTTTATGATGAAAAGCGTAAATGGTTATTTTTGATCGAAGCAGTTACTAGCCACGGCCCTATAAGCCCTAAGAGATGGATTGAACTTGAAGATGCATTGAAAGATTGTTTAGTCGGGCGTGTGTACGTTACTGCTTTTTCTAATCGAGGTGATTTTAGAAAAAATGCGGCTGATATAGCATGGGAAACTGAAGTTTGGATCGCGGATAATCCAGATCATATGATTCACTTTAACGGTGACCGTTTTCTTGGCCCCCATCATTACAAACCCGATATGTAGTTAATGTGATTAGCTTCTCACAAGTAGTAGCAGGGTAAATCCCCATGAATACATTATCAGTGAGATTTTCAATCAAGTTATTTTGGACATAACTTAGTCAGCGAAGATCTCGCTGACTAGAGGATCTTAAAAAATTACTTAAAGATTTTCATAAAGTTATATAACGAAACTTAAGTAGTCCATAGAAGGTATAACTCTAATCAATATCATGAAATCGAAAAGTTAAGGACGCATTGTGTTTGATAAAGCTATTATGTAGAACCTATATGTCATACTGCATTAGAATAATTCATTAAGGGAACACTCTTCCAGCTAAAACAATGAGTTAAATCGCCATCAATTTACTAAAGCTACTCCAAACGTGACTTTTCGGCACTGGCAAAGAATCACCTCCTACAAACCAGACCTCTTCATCACGAATAGGATCAATAACTAGGCCTAGTTGGTAATTTTTATTAAAGAATGCAGCTTGAGTTTTACGATCTGTGCCACTGAAAAAAGCCCCCAAATTCGGATGACTATGATACCAACCAACAACAAAATTACTTTCTGTTGTGTGTAAACGAGCTAAGTCCCAAACAGCAGGCCCCATACTCAGAGATACACTAGTCGCATCAAAGTCTAAACTAGGTATTACTTGTGTAATATGCACGGCTATTACTCCCGATTCCAAGCTGTCTAAGCTTATTACTTCACCAACTAATAATCCGCCAGATTCAGTTTTATTACCAGTTATATGATCCATAATCGCACTTTTAGTTGCATCAGACATAAATACGTGCGGTGCTTTGATGCTACTTGATAAAAGCTCTAATATTGATAATACGGGTAATCCTGAAAAAGTCTTTGTGGCTGGTTTAGAAGAAATATCGGGTTCCTTTTCTATCCACTTCATGTCTCAATATAAAACCCTTGTTTGCAGCTAGGACAATTAACGTTTCCTTGTTTACCACGAGGTAAACGTAGGGATGTCTTACAATTAGAACAGTTTACTACAACACTAGTTTCAACATTACTCCATGAGATTGTTTTCTTCGGCTGCTGCTGTTGGCTTAGCTTAGTTGTAGGAAAACTATTCGGGTATTGAACTACAGCAGTACGATACCATCTTAGAGCAGCGCCATTAGCAGGAGAAGACTCATTTAGAATACTCTCATCAAACGTGATGATTTTAATGATTCGTCGAATCAATAAATCTAGATTTTGGGTTGGTAGCCATTTAGTACCAAGACAAATCTGTCCAGATGAAAATACATTGGGATGATAAATCGGAGTGGTAATCTTTGCACTAGGCGCTTGAAATGGATATCTACTCAATAGTTCAATTTTAACAATAGTACTGTGTTGAATCGAATTTGGAAAACTAGTAGAGCCTGCCGTAGGATAAGCCAACTCGATAATTAGCTCTCTTACCGGGTTTCCTGTTGTAGATACAAGTTTTACTCGCCCATCCGTTTCACGACTTAACAATTCAACTTTACGCAGATCTTCTTGAATCCTAGTATTGAATGCACTCATTTTTCTTTTATCCTGCTACCAAAACCGGTTGTACTTCAAGGATATCACCATCTTTAATATTCGCACTAAACAGAGTAGATGTTGGGGCAAGAGTCTTGCCGCTATTGGTACTCACTAGACTGTAATCAGTATCTAATGGAAGTGACCAGTTATCTACCGATGCTTGTATCACATCAGCTCCAGTATTTGATGAATCTAACACAACTTCTGCTTTACGCGTTTGATCCGCTGTACGAATGATTACTTTAATTTCTGACATTAGCTATCCCTTAATTCAATGATTACAGTTTTCCCATGGATCTGAACTTGTACAAATTTTCCCGGAAACGATTTATTTATATGATTGTCTTTTAATTCTTGTAAAGTAAAATAATCTTTAATTTGGACTAATACTGATTCTGTTTTACAACCTGCACACCAGATAAGGTTAGAATTTGAATCAGAAGCCTTAGTTAACTCAACTAATTCGTTCTTTTGACCACATATCGTACATTCAGCTGAAACAATTATTGGTTCACTACTTGTCACTAATGTATCGCAGCCATTCCCTATACTACCACCAAGTTGCAAGATTTCTCTCCCTCCAGACATTATTATCGGATTGGCAGATATACCTGAACAACATGGGCACTGCTCATTTCTGTCTATAGTTGAGACAAATGACTGCCCGGTCATCGAATTTTGAAGTATTCGTGTAGTGTTTGCATTAGAGCTACCTTTAATTAACCCCATTGCAAAAGAAGTCGCAAGACTACCTGTAATACTCGAAGTTATAATTGTTGTGGGTATTTTTTTCTCTTCAAAAGCCACCTTCTTCAACCAACCGCAAGAGTATCTTTCCTGAACTTTTTCATAGACCGTTATAGGCAACGAACATTCATAGCAGGCGCAGTATCTATCTTTTCCAAATGGGTATACCTCAACTTGGCAATACTTACTGTCAATTCCTGTATTGATAAAAGGTATTTTAGAAAGAAGGCACAATCGATTAAGTTTTATTCTTGTTTCATAATTATCAACGCAGCACAATACACAGGAATAGCTTTCTAGTAACTCGAAGTTTAAAAGATCCCAAACATCGCCATGATAAGCATTAACCATAATATTCGGTTCTAGCTCCATAAGCCTTTGCCTGGCAACATTGACCTTAAGCTCTCCAACATCATCTTCTCGGAAAAGGACACTTTTCGTCAGATTGTGTATTTCGATCGTATCAAAATCATACAAATCGATATGTCCAACGCCAAGTAGAGCCAAGTTCTTAGCTACTTCGTTTCCTACAGCTCCACAACCAATTACAGCCACTTTCGCATCATGTACAGCTTGCTGAGGAAACCAGTCTATTAATTCATGCCTTTGATATCTTTCAGCTTTGTTTGCCATGTGTTTTCTTAATCCTTTTTATCGCATCATTTAATAGCTTAACTACTTCTGAGCTATATTTAGACATAAAATTATCAGTACGATCAGGATGATATAACCTAATTTTTTCTTTATATGCCTTTTTAGCTTCAGCCAAAGTTGCGTTCACAGGAATCCCCAAACGTTCATGAGGAGTTTGATTTTTAAGAAGATCCAACTCACTATTATAACCACGTTGGGTTGTATCTATATCTGTCCACTTCATTATCGAACACTCAATATCATTGACTTTTCAGATACTATAATCTCATAACCAAATTTAGGATGATTAACAACAAGGCCTCGAACTCTAACTATCTTGCCACTTAAACTAGAAATATATGGCTTACCACCTACTTTCCTTATTGCACTACGGAAAAATACTAATTTGAATCCTTGAGTCCAAGACTTACTTTCAAACATCACAGCAAAATCGCTACCTCGACGACTCTCTTTAACTTCAACGACTTTCGCTTCAAATGTTACAACTGAACCAACATAATTCTTGTAGTTACTCAATGTAATAACATCAGGTGTATAATCACGACCAGACTTCTGCGCCTCACCAATATTCACAGCTCTGATCTGCGTAGATTGACACGCAACACATTGACCTGAGTTGACTTCTAGAAGAACCGCAATACTCTCTGAGTGATAAAACACTTTACAGTTCTGACATTGATGTAGCCCCAGCTTTTTATCTAATGGAGCACCAGTAAAAGCATCATGCAAACCTGAAAGGTCAATGGTGGTTATACCACTAGTAGAATCTTTCTTCGGGGAGCAGGTATTGTTCGATTCTGTCGAAAATTTGATAGTTGGCCTAGTAGAAGACGTTCTCGCCGTTGGCCTGTAAGACTGAGATGGAAGATTAGGTTCCTTCTTCTGCTGTACAGGAGTGGTATTACTACGCTGATAATTTGAACTGTGCGTATTTCTTGAGCTATTACTATCAAATGAGTTTGGTTTAGTTCTACCAAATAACTTTGACACCAACCAGCACAAAGCGATAAATATCCAAAACTCCACAGCAGTTTTATCCCTCATTAAAGCTTAGACATGCAATGACTTATAATTTCAATCAATAAAATCAATGCTGACCTAATTAGAGATGAATGTTAATTCGTACTTGTTCCATTATCTTAAGCTAGTGAGCTGAAGATCCGAAAAATCAAGCCGACGATATTAATCCTAATTGCACTGTGGAATATAGGTCAAAGGAATTCTTATCAGACTATGAGGGCTAGCACATATAACTATCAATGGGGTATACACGACCCAAGATAACTCATACAGTCAGCATTTGATTTTGGGTAAATCTTGCCAACGCGTGGTGTACTGCGGGGTTAACATATCACGCCGCATTGCCCATTTCTGAGTGATACCCTGCGCCGCCAAAAAAAGGGTATCACTCCCATACCTGCCATTTAGAGTATCGTAGACATCCATCAACGCAGGGTTGTTCGGATTAGGATTGAATAAATCTGGTTGTTCATGTTGCCCATCAACAAGGTCAAGCAAACCCACGCCAATCTTATAAAACCGAATATCCTCCTGAAACAATTGCTCAGCCAATAAAGAGGCAATCTGGGTCAATTGCGTCACATCAGATGTCGGATAAGCAAATCTATGAATCGCTCTACGTACAACCGAATACTCGTCAAACGGAGAGCTATTTGCAAAACAAAGCATGACTCGGCATAGTGATTTTTGTTGACGGGCCTTATAAGAGGCAATATTGGCATGTTTACACAAGGCTTGCTTCAACGACTCAATATCTGTGATTCGCTGCCCTGCACTACGCGTAGAAAAAATTTGTTTCTTATCGGCTCGAGCTACATCCCATCCTTTGCATTTTTGTCCATTCAGCTCACGAACGGTACGTTCAACCTCAACGTTAAACTCTTTCCTAATGATGGCGGGAGGATAGTTAGCCAGTTGTAAAGCGGTTTTAATGCCCATTAGCTGTAGGCGCTGTCCAAGTTTACGGCCGATGCCCCACACATCAACTGCTCGTAATTGAGATAACACTATTTGACGCTCTTTTTCATTATCAAGTACACAAACACCCTGATAAGCATCCAATTTTTTTGCGGCATGGTTAGCCACTTTCGCGAGTGTTAATGTACTCCCAAAGCCAACACTTACAGGAAGACGGCACTCACGCCAGACGGCTCGTCGTAATTTCATACCATGCTCTTTGAGAGAACGAATGGCAGGAAAGCTATGCTCAAATGAAAGGAAAGACTCATCGATACTGTATATGTGTTGCTCGGGCGCGAATCTCCCGATCACCTGCATCATCTTTGACGATAAGTCGGCATACAACTCATAGTTTGATGAAAGTGTAATAACGCCTTTTTGCTCACAAAGCGCTTTAACCTGAAAGTAGGGTTTAAACTTCTCAACACCCGCTTCCTTTGCTTGGCGATTCGCAGCCACAACGCAACCATCATTGTTTGATAACACTATGATGGGCTTTCCTCGCCAATCCGGACGAAAGACTTGTTCAGCACTACAGTAAAACGAGTTAGCATCAACTAAAGCAAACATCACTGATCACTCAATATCTGATTACTTCGATGGAAACGGATGGAGCTAACCACAACGCCTTCTAAAGAGAAGGTATCAAAATCGTGGATAGCGACAGGCTGCATTTTTTCATTTGCAGAGAGCAATAATCGACGACGAATATCGAGGATTTTACACACAAACTCTCCATTAAAATTCGCAACAATCACATCGTGATTCATCGCTTCAAGATGACGATCAACAATCAGCAAATCGCCATCAAATATCCCCACTCCTTGCATAGAATCGCCGCTCGCTTTACCAATAAAAGTGGCGCTCGGATGCTGGATAAGTAAACCATCAAGATCAATGGAGAGTTGTTTGTATTCAGTTGCAGGACTTTCAAAACCTGTGATGCCCGCACTTGCGTAAATAGGTATGACTTTCATATAACTTTGCTGTATTTATGTACAGTATTATTTTTATATTGAAATCGCGAAAAAGCAATTTAAAAACGATACTAAGTTACAAATTTCCTATCCTCTCAGCGAGCATTTGAGAGGCGTTTGTCCAAATGTCTGTAATCAATACACTTTCAAATCTAACCTGCTACATCTGTTCAATCATGGCCTCCACGGTTTGCAGCATCTGGCTTTGCATTTGACTCATTTCGAGATTGAGGTTTTCGATTTCTTGCAAAATCCGCTTGGTTTCGGCTTGGGTTTTGGCATTGTCGTAGCGCTGGCTATCGGTTAAACCTTCTTCGCGCTGCGCCTTGGCCATGATGTTCTTTGCTTCGCTTTCCAGTTTGAGGACCTTGGCCTCCATTTCACGCATCTGCAACTCAAGCTGCTTTTGCTGAAGCTGTTGCTCCTGCTGCTTTTGCGCGGCTAACTCGGCCTGCTCTTCCTCAGTCATGTCCTCCGGCTCTTTTTCAATATTCAGCGCCGCTCGGACACGCTCCATAAACTCTTGCTTATTCGGCACATCGGTAAGCTCAAGCACTAAATCAATCACGGTGATTTGTACCTCTGGCGGCAACTGCGCGGTGATCATCATCATTCGCTCTGCCAACTGAGATTTGTAAGCAGCGGTTTGCTGAATGGGAGCGAGCGCAATATGGGCGCGTAAGCGGGTCAAATCATTGGTCAGTAGCCCTTGTTCATCGACATGGTTCATTACCACGGTTTTGCGCTTTCGCTTGTCATTGCGGTTGATCACAATCGCTTTATTGTGCTGCTCACGCATATCCTCAAGGATGTACCCCAGTAGCAGCTCACCCAATAGCTGCGATCCAAAGTTGTAGTTATCGTTGATTTCGGCAAGCGTTGTCGCCCCTTGCTCCACCAGATTGGCAATCGCAATCCCACTGGTCGCGTTGGATTCTTGCCCCAAGAAGGCTCCATAAACGCCCATGGTATCTTGGATAAGCTTCATCGAATCCTGCATCACATTAAATTGCTGCGCGGCGATATTGAAATCTTGTTGAACCTGAAACACTTCGCTGATGGATTTTTGGTTTTTCCGCTGTGGGTTGAGCTTAATCAGGCCATCGGGTCGTTCAACCTCTTCTAAAATCTGTTGTTGGCTCATATTGGTGGCATCTTCATCCATTAAGACTCGTTTGGCCTGCAGTAACCACGTCAATTTAATGCGCCTAAAGTTGACTTCATCTTGCGCAGGAATGGCTCGAGCAATCAGACCATAGGGCTCACCACTGGCGTCTTTGCGAAATCCCCAGAACGGCACAATAGGAAACTGGCCATTAGGCGCGGCACAGTCACGGCTCAATAAGTGATACATCCCGGCGTACCACTCTTCTTTAATCCGGCTGACTTGAGCCTGCCGCAGTGTGGCTCTCTCCATCGCCAGTGCCATCGCATGAGTCAGGTCGCTCGGGTCAAACTCCATCACACGCCCATCTTGGGTTTCAAGCACGGCTTTGCGTTCTATATGACGCACATACACAATCTGCAAACGAATACGCTCACGGTTATGGGATAAGTACTCCGAATGATCCCGTGACCAGTGATTAAATGCCTCATGCGCACTGGTCAACAGTGGGTCGAGCCCTTCGAGGTTTTCAACATCAACAAATCCACGCCAATCCTTTTTCGCGTATTCCAGTACCTTCGCTTTATGGGGAACCAAAGTCGCGAGCTCATCAATATCGATCCAGCGCATACGCATCACCCAGCGACAATCGCTCCAGTCGGGTTCAGTGGAGAACCAGTCCCAAAACACTTCATCACGAGGGATAAGCTTGATTTTGTATTTAGGCCCGAACGGGTTCGGATTTCGATATGCCTCAACAAAACCCACGCCCGCTTTGATTTGTGACCCATACGCCTCTGAGCGTGCTTTATCGAGCCGACCTAGCCGAGCCGCATCTGCAAACTCGGCATTCACGGCTTCCGCCATCAGTTCCATTTGTTCATCGGGATCATCTGCGCACACCAAAAGGTCGGTGCGTGTTTTGGCTTCCATCCCGAGGACACCATCAATGGTCGGCGCAATCAGGTTATGGATTGTGGTGGGCTGGCCACGCTGTTTAAGCTTATCTTTGACTCTCGGATCAAGCTGATCGCCATCGTAGTACGCGGTGGCAACTTTGGCAGCGCTGCGCCAGTCAGGTTGTCCATCAATATCGGAGAGAATACGCAGCATAAAAGTATCGAGTTTTGCGTGTTGCATCATTTGGTCTGCCAATGATTGTTAGAAGGATCGCGTTTGAGGTCTTCTGACTTCACACGCTTTGGCATACGTGCACGGGCTTCTTGGGCGAGCATATGACTCATCACTTGGTCATCAAAACACCCTTCCTGAGCGTTCATCGCTCCCTTTTTGTCGTACACATAGCTGTGGTATTCCGAAATAGTCCCCATCCAACGAATGCCAGAGACGCCGTTTTGAAAGAGCGTCTTCATGCCTTCCGTGAGGATAGGTTTGGATTGTTTGGTGGTTAACCAGCCGAGCTTGACCGTCTCATCATCGTTGTCGCGATCTAGGTATTGCTCTGAATAGATGTAAGGTGTGGGGTAGATTTCTCGAAGCTTTTGAATAAAGGCATGGCCGTGGTTATTGCGCTCAGGCATCACGTAAGCGTTGCCGTATAAAATCGCGATATGTTTAACCAGATAAGCCAATAACTCAGCATCGATATAGCCGAACCAGTGGGCCACTTGCTCACCATCGGATTTTTTCACAACATCGATACTACTGCGGTCGCCATGCTCTAGCCCTTCGGCAATATCCACACCCAGTGCATACTCTTCATCCTCATCGAACATTTCCCACATCAGCAAAAGGTTCATCGCATTACGCTGCATGCGAAGCGGATCGTGACTCTCTATCGAGTGCACCCGAGTTAGGTTTCCCGTCATAGGTTCAAGGTCATAGACCAAGAAGGGGGCAAGAACATCCGCTTCCGCGGCCATAATATGGACAGGATTAAACACCCGACGCCCTGAGGTTAAAAACGCCTCCAGCGGTGTGGACGGGAATTCCTGTTTCATCTCCTCGCCCTGCATGGCTTCTTTTTCGAGATACCACTGCTTTTGCTCATCATCGAGCTGGCAGCCCATCGATTTTTCGACTCCGGTAAAGTACTCAGCCATCACTTTCGGCACTACGAGCCCATTCATCGGCACTTTTGAGCGGTATTTCGGATCTTGCCACCATGCGAAAAAATGAAACTGATAATCCTCGCGGCTCAGCTCTACCCCACTTTTGGCTTGCTCCATAGCGCGCATGCACATGGTATAGAAATCGCCTCCGACACCTTCTGCCGTCGACTCAATAAAACAGATCGCATTCTGGTGAATCGCGTTAAGCGTACCGGTTTTCACCTCTTTGGCTTTGTGTGGGTACTTCGCACAAATTTTGCCATGCTCAGAAATATGCAAGCGCTGCACAGTACCGGAGCGAAAGGAGGTGGCGACTTGAATACTTGAGCCGTTCTTAAACACCATGCGCCCACCGTTGGCTCCACTCTTACGCTCTTCGGTTGGGATTGCCGCCTTGAGCCATGCCGGAAGGTTGTCATAAGGCACTTCCACTTTGGTTCTGAAAATCTCCCCCGCAGCTTGTTTGTCCTGCGCGACGATGCCGCACTTAAGCCGTTTATTGAATAGCGCTTCATCGAGTAGGTAGATATCAATGGCGGTCGAAAAACCAAGCTGGCGCGCTTTTAGGATAATGTTGCGATGGCCCATCATCTTAAACAGCAATGCTTGGGCAGGGCGAAGCTTGAACGTCACCAGCTCGCCATCTTCATTCTCTATCTTGTAAAGATGATTGAGCCGCCACCACTTATTGCTCAGCCGAGAAAAAAGAAAAGCGCGATCCTGCGCGCTTATCTTCTCTTGAGGGACGGAACCAAGGTTAATCATTCAGAACAAACCCGTCCGATCCCATCTCTTGAATTTCTTGCACAATGTCGGCAATTGCAGTTCCAAGCCCAGCAGACTCTTGTGCAATCCGCTCAGCTTCCAATTCTGTTTTCTTTACCTGTGCTTTGGTTCGTAGTAGAGATTCCACGCGCGCCATGTTTCTATCAACAATGTTGTCGGTGCTGACGTAGAGCTCATACAGTTTGACGCGTTCAGCCAGCGCCAAGCCCTCCTTGCCAAGCTCTGCTCCAATCTTCTGGTAGGTTTCCATGGCTTTCAGCACCCGCGCCCGACAAAACACAATCTCGTGGTCAATGTCCGAGTTCGCTGCATCAAAAATGGCATCTGGATCATTTAAGCGCTGTGCATAGCCATTGTGTTTGGTTGAGCACTGGTTGCCATGAATAAACCGCCCACTTTCATCGCGTTGATGAGTCGTATCTAGATGCAAAACACGCTGTAAAAATTGCGCATGGGTCGGTTTCGGTGAGTATTGATCAGTCACGTGATCAGTGAACTGATCACTTTCACTGATCACTGGCGTATTTTTATCCTTACCTTTTGATTTAAAAACCTTTTCTCCCCTACCCTCTCCTAACTGATCACATTGAGCGAGCCGTTCCACATCGGGCGAAGAAGTGATAGCACGTGGGGATTGAACGTTTTTGGCTGGGTTTTCGCTGTTTTCGAGTGGCGAATTCAACACCTGCAGATATCGACGCGCCGTGTTGTAATTGATTTGGTTTTGATCGCACCACGCTTTGATTGTGATGCCTGTTTGTTCAAACGCGAGTTTGTACTCTTGTTGCAGCGCTTTCCAATCTCGTTTTGCCATCATTAAGGCTCCGAATTGCGAGCAATAAAAAAGGCCGCATCAAAAGATGCAGCCTCGCTATTGTTGGAAAATCTACCGCAATTACCTTGTCATATCAATGAGCGACTCGAGTTTACTCAATCTTCAAACTCAGCAGATAAGCGCTTTTCAAGCGTCGAAAGTGCCTCGGCTTCATGTCGATACAATTGCGTTCTCCACTCTTGCAGTAGGCGAACAATCGCAGACCAATGACGAATGATAAGTTCTTTGTGAGTCGGCAAAGCTGCACCGAAAAATGAGGCTTTCCAATCCGCTTCCGTCGTTCGAAACTCACCTACACCATCACAACTCTCACAAGGTCGCTGCGTTTTGGGAATAACGCCTGTTGCTTTGCAACGCGGACATTTTGCTGATTCTGCGGCCTTTTTCTGCGCGTAATCGGCCAGTAGCTGTTTATGCGCGTCAATACGCGTTTGGTGTGACGCAATGTTGGCCTGCAAACGACTGCTCTCAAATGGATTGGTTTTGATCTCAATTGCTCGCTCCATCGAGCGCATGGCTTTACTAAGTGCTTCAATCGATTTCTGGGTCTTCGCTGCGTAGGCGCTGTACCGACGCCAAACCGAAGCCAAACGAGCTTGTTGACTGTCTATCGGAACATTCAACACATCCGCCATGACCAGATAATGCAAATGTTTAAGCTCATTCGAAGTCAAACTGATCTCTAAGCGATGAACCTCAAGTGATCCAAGAAAATCCCTCAATACCACCAACGAATAAGCACAATGCAAGTATTTGGCATTAAGGATTGCCATACCGATAGGATTATCGCGCTGCGCTAAGCCCATCGCACCGAGAAGCTGCTCTTTGGTCGGTCCATTTTTACTGACAGACTCTTCCCATTTCATGGTTCTTGCGGCGCTTAATAGTGTTAAAAGCTCAAGCTTTTTACTCACTGTCGTGACTCCTTACTCTGAGAATATGGTCTAAAAATGGCAAAACGGTATGGGCTCATTACATCAAGACTCATCCGCTCGCACCGAAAGCTCTCGAAGCCAACTTTCTCGTTGAGCCATCATGGCCTTGATTTTGCGCTCAGCAGATTGCGCAGCCTGCTCTGATACCGCGGACTTTCGCTGTTTAAATGAAATCAGCGCGACGTTCTCGTTATTAATATCGATTTCAATTTGCTGGATCTTTCGCTTCAACAACTGCGCATCATCAATGGGTTTCGCCGCAGCTTGAGACACCGCGACAATTCGCCCCTTGTCTTGCTCTTTGCAAAGCCAAGCGTGGATAAATCGCTGGATCCCTTGCGCGGTTTTCTGGCGTGTTGGGTTTGCCTGACACCAACCGATCATGTTGCGAAGCTGTTGGCGAATATCAACGGCAGGATAGAGCGAGCGCCATTCCACCAACTGAGATTGGGTCACCGGATACGAAACATTTTTACCTTTGAGTGGGATCTCAAACACAACCGGATCCAAAATAGAATCAGTTTGAGCACTGAAAAGCGGCACATCACCTTCTGGTGGATCTAATAATGGATCTATTGATGGTTTATAGCCGAAATCCGACCTACCCCCAGCCGAAATCTGACCTACCCCCTCGGGTAAATTCGTCTGTTCGTATTTCGAATGTTCGAGTTTTGAATGGACGAAATCCGTCTGTTCGAAATCCGACTGTTCATCAGCAGTAGATTTCAATCGTTTCACTGGCAGTTGATACTGGTTATTGGAACGCACTAATCGACCTGAATCGGCTTTCTTGAACTGGTTTCGTTTCACAATCCAGCCCCCCGCTTCCAACTTCTTCAAGGTTGCTTTGACTGTAGTTGGAGAGACACCACTTTTACGGGCGATGGTTTCAATCGAAGGCCAGCACAAGCCAGCATCATCAGCATGGTCCGCCAGACAAAGCATAATGAGTTTGTCAGAGCCTTTGAAAAGAGAAATATCCCATACGTAGCTCATTACCTTAACGGACATCGTATTACCTCAATGATCAATCTATCTAAAGCCACTGGCCGTCTACGAATAGTTCCCCATGGCCAATAGAAAGCCCGTTCCCTCGCAATCAGAAAGTGATGAAGTAAGCTTGCCACCAACCAGATCCACTCACCGAGCATTCGGTACGGAAAACATGGCATCCTCTTTCTAACCACGGACCAATCCCTCATAGACAGCTTTGACATACAGACGCTTAGCTTCATAAAGGTCAGCCATTTCGTCGTAGGTAATCTCAGTTTGCTGGCCTTTCTCAACCTTGAACAGACGCCATTGAAGATTCTCAATCCGAGCTCTTAATGCTATTCTTCCCATCACTGCTTCTCCGAAGTGGTATGTGAAATTTCCTCGCAAGACTTTTCACTCGGCTTTAAACCGTTGCCGCGGTTTAAAGCCAACTCTCTTTCCTCATCCAATACCCGAAGGTAATGCTCACACTTATCCTTCAATCGCTGAATTTGATCCCTCTCGAAAGTTAATGTCTCCTGCCCCTGCGATAACGCTACGTGACAGGTATTCACCGTGATACAGGCAAGCTGCTCCACCGTGGTCCAAAATGAGTTTGTTCTCATGCTCTGCACCTCTAGATTTACTGTTTGCTTGATAGACCAACGACTAACCACACTTTGTTTCCTGCCGCGTCTCAAAAGCTGGCTCAGGAAAAACATCATCGAATGAACAACTTGCCCCTAGTTCATTCAAAGCTTTAACAATTTTCCATGCCATCTCGTAGCTAGGCTTACGATTACCATTGGCATAGTGATTTACGGCCCCTTGGGAAATACCGATACTTTTCGCAAGCAATCCCTGTGACTTGCCAATGTTTTTAAGAATCTGCTTGATATTGGTCATGTAAACATTTTGCCTCCATAGGAACATGCATAAAGATTACGAAATGGAATTTACAAAAACAAGATAAATTACATTTTGGATGTTTTAAGTGTGATTACATTAAGTAATAATCATCGTTATGAAGATGGATTGGAAAGATCTGGTTAAGGCCAGAATGAAAGATAACGGCATCACTCAAGCCGTGCTTGCAGAGCGTTTGGACAAATCCCAAAGCGCGATTGCTCATTGGCTGGGTGGAAATCGTAAGCCGAGTATCGAAGAGATAGCCGCTATGATGAAAATCGTAGGGTTAGACCACGTCACTCTAAATTCTGATGGATTAGTGGAGTATCCCGATGAAGCATGGGCGAATATTTCACGTCCCCAAATACAACCTTCGTACCAGAAGTCTTTCCCCGTTTTAAGTTCAGTACAAGCAGGAATGTGGTCAGAAGCAATTGAGCCTTATACCGCCGAGGAAATTAATGAGTGGTACGAAACCACTGAACGAACAAGTGAACGCTGCTTTTGGTTGAGAGTTGAAGGTGACTCTATGACATCTGGCGTAGGAGTCAGTTTTCCTGAAGGCACTCTTGTTCTGGTGGATACGGAGCGAGATCATCAGAATGGTTCTCTGGTTGTGGCCAAGCTGACTGATGTGAATGAAGCAACATTCAAAAAACTAGTTATTGATGCTGGTCAGAAGTACTTAAAACCGCTCAACCCCTCCTATAACGCCATCGCCGTTAATGGTAACTGTAAAATTATCGGTGTTGTTATTGATGCAAAGTTAAAACTCTTTTAACAACCTCCCACTAGATACGAACCGCCAAGCAAGGCGGTTTTTTATTGTCCAAATTGTAACAATCAGACATCCCTTATCTTGTAAGAAACCAGAAAAACTCCAATTTGTAATTTACAATAAAATTCCAATATGTAATATTAAATACTAATGCGAGACTAATGACGCATATCAAGGGCAACTATTGCTCATAGTCCAAAATTACAATGCGAGGAGATATCCATGGCGGCAACCATTGATACCCAATACGGAACAGTAACCACTTCACCACCTTACTTTAGCCAACGATTACATCGTTCAGTAATCGCGCTAACGCTTTATCCCACTGACGATAGCTGGGGGTTAAGCCGAGAATGCCCTGCAGAAATCACGATTACACCATTATTTCTCAACATGTTTGCCAATGATGCCGCTCCACTCGCTAAAAAGCTTGGCGCGATGCACTCCATCAAAAAGGTTGGTGAACAAGATGGCATCGAAAGGTAGGCAATATGAGTCAATCACAAATTTCCATCATCACTCTTAAAAAAGCAGCCGAGGTCATAGGCCTCAGTGCAAAGACGTTAAGAGAGAAAGCTCTCGATGGGTTTTATCCATCAACGGTCATGAAAAAAATTCGTGGTACTTGGATGATTGATATTGAGGAGTGGAATAAATGGCATCGAACCAAATAACGGATAATCTTCCATCAGGCATTGAAGTACATGGCAACAGCTTAAGGATCGTCTTTTACTATAACGGCAAAAGATATAGAGAATCCTTAGGTCTAACACCAAACAAACAAAACATAAACTTTGCTAGACAGAAAAGAGAAGCCATTCTCTATGAAATGAAAATCGGGACTTTTAACTACTCCGCGCATTTTCCAGAGTCGAAACACGCATCTGGTGTCCCTCAAGCAAAGAACTTACTACAACTCACGAAGCAATTCCTTGCCTCTAAAGATCACGATATCCGCCGATCTACGTTGCAAAGATATGATTGGGTGTTAAGAGATTTTATTGAAATATATGGAAAAACCAGAAGTAGCGACACTCTTTCACCACGGACTTTGACGGAGTTTCGCCAAGAGCTCGTTAAAGGAAAAACGGGTCGCACCATTAATCGAAATCTGGTGACAATCAACGCCTTCCTTGCTTGGCTCTATAAAATGGAATACGTCAGTCGCGATTTATCCAAGGTTTTGCAAAGAGTGAAAGAAAGCGAAGTCGATATTCAGCCCTTTTCGATGGCGGAGATCGACAGCATTTTGAAACACTGCCACCAACTGCAGCACCGCAATATCGTGACCTTGCTTGTCTATAGTGGCATACGCAGTGGTGAGCTTTGTGCACTCGCGTGGGAGGATGTGGATTTTGAGAATAAAACGATCCATATTCGCCGTTCAACTTATGATATGCGCGGATTAAAAACCACCAAAACAGACAAAGAGCGGTTTGTTGACTTACTGCCACCCGCTTTAGATGCTTTAAAAGCTCAACAATATTTAACCTACTCGTTCGAACCTAAAGAGTACGATGTCGAATTACCCGGTCAGGCCTACAGAAAAGAGTCTCTGCGTTTTGTGTTCAATCCCAAAGTCGTTCGGGAGCAGAAGATCAGTGGATATGACTATTACGGTAAACGTGCACTAGGCCGAATGTGGACGGCACTGTGTAAAAAAGGGGGCGTCAGTTACCGTAATCAGTATCAACTTCGACATACCTACGCCAGTTGGATGATCACTCACGCTAACGTCAACGTGAGTTACTTGGCACAACAAATGGGTCACGCAGATATCACCATGGTCGCAAGGGTCTACGGTAAATGGCTGGTTGAGTCGAACAAGAAAGAGTCTGAACGCGTTTGGCAAGAGCTAGAAAAAGTGAGGAATCAATAACCGCCGAAAGGCGGTTATTGATCGCATCTAAAGCTATATTGAGACTACTCATCATCGTACAACTAGGTATTACAACAAACTTTTGCCCCATTATGAGTTACACCTAAAGTTTAAACACTGATGTTCAGGTAACTTTGATATATACAAAAGTAATGAAGTGCAAGAAGCAAGGCCTGTCCCCATACTTACCTTTACTGGGCGTAGTAATGTTATATGAGCAAGAACAACTGAGCAAAGATCAGTGAGTAAATTTTTCGACTTCTTGGGATGAAAGGACGCTGCCAAGTAAGAACGTCTGATCTTGTTTGGCAATAGTGTCTTGTTCGTCTTTGATACTTGGGTTCACTTTAGATTCAAGCGCGAAGGAAGAACGATCGAATTTCCGTTCGGAGAATTTCATGGATGCAAAGCGGTTCTCTGCCAAGCCATTTACGGCTAGCAAATCGAATAAAACCATACCCTCGAACTGTAAGTTATCGAGTTCTACGGTTAGATGCTTTAACTGACGCAAAGGGTGAAAGTCTGCGGTAGCAGTAACCACAGCGATTTCACCTATAATGCGTATCTTCTTGATCATAATTGTCACGTTCTAGCGGTATATAAATTATCAATGGCATTATAAGCATCGTTTGAAAGACTAATAGCCATCTCCAAATTTGATATTAAACGGCTACCCCCATCGAACTCCTCCATATGGAATAAGGTATGCCGATGTTTCCTATAAAAGCTATAGCCGACATTGAAGGCTCTTTCCATTGCAGCATTACCGATTTGGTCGCTGAAAGCTGGCTTGATTGTACACTGTCCACTTTTTGTGTCGACGTTAAAAAAATCACCAAAACCATGTTCAGCGTCAGCGACAGACATACCATAGCTGTCAAGACGTAGCTTCAACACTCCTTCTAACGCCCTGAGATCTGGGTATAGTAGAAGGCAATAATCGGGGAGTTGAGGCGATGCAAGTTTTACACAGCAACTCGAAATCAACAACTTTTTTACCTGTGCAGGCAATTGTTCGTAACTATTCACAAAAAATCGCTTTAGGTGATCTTCTGCCATTTCAGTTCGAACTATCTCTGCACTATTATCGTCCTTTTTGTAGAGAACTTGAGCAAGCGCTTTAAGATCTAACAGATCGGTAAGCATGAAAATCACTCGACGATAGCAAGATAGGGGCTTGCCCTGTATTTGCATATTTCTTGTGCTTCTATGGCTCGTCAATTTAAGTTGGTCTTGGTGCACAATGCTTTTAAGCGTGATTTGCTTGCACACAGGCTCATCACGATTGATTTCTATTTCAAACTCACCCGAATTATTGATACAAGCAATGACTGCATCGAAATCTTCTGCCCTGATTCCATCAATAGACAGATTTACAGATTCAAATTCTGCTGGATTGATAGTTGCTTTCAAGTAATCAGCAAAATGTTCACCTAGTTCCTGATTACTGCCAATTTTGTGGTTAATGGTTGTCGTACCATCTTGGTTCAGGTAAAGGTCTACCATAGCGAACTTCGATCCAGTAGAACCGAATTTATAACGCTTTGCTTTCCCGACTACTGATGGCTCACCGTCTTGTACCATATTGTTGCATTCTAAAAACTTGGTAACGTGAGCATCAATTGCATCTCTATCGAGATTTAGATTTTTGTAGTCGGACATTAATCATTCCCTGTGAGCTTAGCTAAACTGAAAAGTAAGCATATTATATGAAAGCGGCACAATAGTAAAAAACAGACACCTTGCAGCTACGGAGTTAATATGCTGACTACCATGACTTGAATCAGGGAACTGATTATGAGTCGCAAGTTAAGAATAATGAACAGACTTAGTTTTTCGACTTCATTTGCCATACTTCATATAATGCACATAGTCAGAGTACTTTGTAGGTCGTAACTCAGAAATGTCCATCAACATGTCAGCAGCTCTTGGCTGACACTATTCCTGCACTGCCAACACGTTTGTGCCCCACTTTCTTAGTCTGCTCTTTACTCTTTTCTTGATGCTTTTAATTTAACTAACTTTTTCCTAGTCTTAGCTGATATGCGTTTTCTTTCAAAACTTGATTCCTCAGTTCATTCTCAACATCGTCATGACATTACCCAATGAGAAGATAGCTGCGATGTTGGTGACTTGATGCTATTTACCTTCCGTAACACTAAATAGTTCGGGGTAGAATTAATCGCTTGTGAATATAAAAGTAATTGATTTGACGTTTTATTCTCTAATCAGGACATATGATATTATGAGTGTGTAATATCATATCCCAATCCGAGGTCGTATGAATGATCTAAGAATGGTGGCTGGAGAGATTTCGGCTACAAAACACGTCGTATTTGTCCATGATCTAGGTGGCGATACTGAAACTACTTGGCAGCCTAGTAACCAAGAGAAAGTTTTTTGGCCAACGTGGCTGTGTGAAGAGCTAGTAGATGTATGTATTTTTTTGGTTGGTTATGAAGATCCCAAGCTTTCCGTTCTAAACACAGTAATGGGCTTGATGAATAGAGCGCAGAAGGTGTGTAACATTTTGTTTAGAGAATTTAAAAGCATCGAGGGTGACTTTTTTGATTGATCGTCTGAAAATCTGGGTGAGCTCCAAGTCTTGGTTTTGGAAGTTTCGAACATGGTTAGGAAAAATTGCTTTTGCAATCGAACACGGCGCGTACAAGAGAAGTGCCTCAGTATCAAAAGCAAAGGAAAACACTCACATTCTAGGCTCTTTCACATGGATTGGTGTGAAAAGCTTATTTTGGGTCATTTTGGTTGTTGCTACCTTAATTTTCGTTGAGGATTACGTCAGAAACAACCTGTCCTGGCTCTCACCACCTAGTGCAGAAGACAAAAAGTTCAATATCGATCAGCTCAGACTCTATGCCCAACTGCTCACTGCAATATTCTCGATCTACTTCGCTACAATTGGAATTATACTGAGTGCTAGTTACACCAGACTTCGCAGGGATATCATCCAAATGCTCACCAACGAACAGGTGGGTAGCGTGTATTCTCGAGTTTTGGTGCTTTCAGCGATGTTCTGTTTAACAGCAACGGCCGTGCCTATGTTTGGGCATGACCCCGGCTTGTTCGTTTATGTCATCGGTACCGTTTTGACTTTGTTAAGTGCTTTGGCCTTGTTTCCTTTGGGCCAGAGGCTATTCAATTTTTTTGATCTCAACTTGTTGGTTCGCAGCGAGATACTCCCATACATTGCAAGTCACATAGAAGGTGCTGCAAACCGCAAGAATTCAGTTTCATTGGCTAACCATCATTCGAAGGCTGCGCGACAGGCTCTAGAGCAGCTATCTTACATTGATGATCGTGTGAAGGCTGACAAAGAGGGTTTGAGAGATAATTTGCCTGCATTGACCGATGACTATACGGCTTTGCTTCTGCACTATCTACGACGGAAACATACAATAGATCAAGACAGCTATTGGTTTCCAAGACGATACTCACACAAGCAATGGTTTTTTGCGGGAGACAGCGCAACCTCTATGGCGCTGCAAATGAGTAGTCAACAGCCGCTGATTGTGGAAAAAACTGATCACCAATGGCTGGAAAACGAAATCGCCACTAGATTGTCAGGCCATATTAAGCTTGCATTCCAAGTCGGTGACTTCGAGCTGGCATTGAATCTAATCGGTCGCTTCTCGAACCGTATTTCTGCTTATGCAGCACAGTTTCAGTTCGAAACTGGTGTACAAGAGCTCAAAAGGTTCAAAGAAATAATTGAACAGGCTTTCACCTCATCGAATATGGTTGATGATAATAAAGTGGCGAAGATAAAGATTAGGATAGCAGACACATGGGCCGCGTTAGTAAGTAACCTCTGCTTAGAGACACTACGTCGAATGATGACCTTTGATAAAGAGTTGATACAATTCTTTGAGACAGACGAATGGAGTGAACAATCTCTGCGCCATCTACCTGCTTTTATGCAGGTAGAGCTCGCCTTCATCGTCGACCAAATTGAGTTTGAACATGAGATTGAAGGGCGGCGCCTATCCAAGCCCAAATACGTCCAACAGTTGGCAGTTCAAAAGCTGTTATTACACTACTTAAAAATCTTACCCGCGATATGCGACATCCACCAGGATTTGATTCCGGATTTTGTGGAATCATTAACAAAATTTAAAATGTCAGAGGCTGCTGCGCAGGTTACCCTAGCCAGCTTACATAGTCATTGGAAACTGCCACGCTGGTTTGATGAATTATCAGAACTCTTGGGCAGGTATCATGAGTATGAACACTACACTGAAGATCACTACAAACTGCCTGAGATAAACACTGTAGATATGATTCAGCAGCTTGCTTCCGCGCGAGATGATGCAATTACCCGGCTAGGCAGTGGAGTAATGGTTGAACATATCTTCGAACCAAAACACAACGATGAATTGCCGGATCATTTTGGACAGATCTACTTCGAATTGGCCGAAGCATGTATAAGTGCTCTTGAACAAAACGATGAAAGTAAGTTGGGTAAAGTTCTACCTATGTTCATGTGTCTTGCGTTTCTGGCGGCAGATTCAAATTTCGTGGACCCATCATTGGATGTAAATAACGAGTTCCGACTTCATCTTATTTCAACCGTGATCAATGATCTGGCGTCAGTCTTAGGCTTTGCCATCCTCTACGGCGCATACTTTAATAATGAGAATTTGTCAGAAATAGCTCTTGCCAAATTCAATACTTGGATTGATCGCGTTACTGACAAGCAGCAGTACTTAAAAAGAATGGTGCTCCTTTCAAACCCACACAGCTTTAGTATGAGTGCGTCGCCACGTGGAATGATCCGCATTAACTGGAAAATATCGTTTGAACATCGCACGAGACAAGATGGTTTCGGAGACCAGATGGGTATGGTTCGAGGGAGAAAACACCCAAATATAATTGTTCGGGCGTTCCTAAGGTCTCATTCAGATGCGTCTCATCTGTTCTTTGCAAAACACATTGTTCCGCAACTCGATCCACTCGACTTCAAGATTGACTATCACATCTCCAGTATTTCTCGAAGGTTGCTTGAGGAAAGTGAAGAGGTTACGCATGAAGATATTTAG